ATAACGTCTCTTAACTTGGTTTCAATACGTGAGATGGTCCTTTGGAATCCGTCAACCGAATGTTTGACTGTGTTCTGAACTTGGGTTGCAGTTTGAAAACCTCTATCATTGGCCAATCTATCAAAATCAGTACGAGACAATTTCTCGATAATCTGGCCAGCTTGAACTTCGATTCTGCTTTCAGCAATTCTCAACCTATCTGTCAGAGGGTCAACTTCTTGTTTAGTCACAAGCGTTTTGATTCTGTCAGTAATCTGATCAATTTTGGCAAAGTTTGAATTGGACAAATCTTTAGAAGTATTAGCAGACTCAAGAGCGTTTCTAGCTTCTTCCAAAGCTTCTTCAGCGGTCTGAGTAACTGTTGAACCAATAGCTCGAATCTCTTCAATTTTGGTTCGCTGGTCTTCGAGCTTCTCGTTCATGCTGCTATCAAAATTTGAAAAACGATTGTCGATTTCATCTGATAGAGCACGCTTGTTTTCCTCTGCTTTAGCTTTTGCAAGTTCGATACCGTCCGCAATTTCTTGTCTTAACAATTCAGCTTGGTGATCAAAATCTAAGTCTGCATTTTGAAGAGCTTTTTCAAGGGCAATTTTTTGAGCCGATTCTGTCACTCCAAGGATGGCATCAGCTGCGCTAGATAGGCCACCAGAAGCTCTAGAACCACCAACACCTGCCTTATCATCTAAAGTCAGAGAAATGTATTCTTCTTTTAAGGCATCGAACTCATAAGCAATAGCTTTCTTGAATGCATCGACATTATGTTTCCAGCTCTTGAGATTGACCGTATCACCCATGTGAACAACTTGCCCATCAAGTTCATAGGCTTCAATCTTGATAGCATCAGAGACCTTGTCAATGCCCTCATTTGAAAACTTAGCCTGTGCCCACTTCTGCAACTCTTCAACACTCTTTGCGTTGTTGTTCTCATACTCTTTTTCATTAATATAAGGGTATGAGTTGATAAGAGGACTATCAACAGTCACTCTGATAGTCGTTTCTTTTTCAGCACCTTCAGGTTTAAAAGTCGACTTTGCATGAATTCTTGTGACAACATTATGACTGTTTTTTGTGCGTTGGTAGTCCTTCAGATTTTTGTGCGTTGTAATAACAACACCACGATTCTCGCCACGACTCTTCTTGACAGTCATCGCAAAGTTATCACGAACCAGCTCACCTTCCCACGTCCCAATGATACTATGCTTGCCATCAAGCAATACAGAGTACAGAGTTTCTGTTTCAGTCGTGTTGAAGGTCCTACGATCCTGGATATCGCTATTGAAAGAAAAATCTCCCAAAGCGGTTTTGGTGTTTTGAACCATGCGAGAAAGAGCCATGTCACAGCTCTGATTAGTCACACTTACTGGTGTGATAGAACGTTGCATCACATCGTCTGAAATATGATAGGCTGTGATTTCCAGATGATCATTGTGTTCAATAGGTTTCTTAATGCGAAATAGCTGCGCACCAAGAACAGGAGTCGGCGCTTTTATCAACATATCTTCTTGAATAAGTTGATAAATACCAGAGTCAGAAATAGGATATTTCACAGTTAAGGTGAAATCACCATTCATGACCTCTTTAACAATTGCCGAAGTTGTTTCATGAAGTGGCTCCCCGTTCCACCGAACGGTTCTCACATCTTTATTAAGTAGATAAAGCAATTATGCCCACCCCCAAACCGTCTCGATTTCAAGCGATTGAATACCTTGACCTAGAACAACCCCAACATTCTTCACTTTTGCTGGATCAACTGTGATAAAATCCCCTGACCATTTGACTGGCTTTCCTGTTGTTGTTTTAAAACTTGGATTATCAGGATTATTGACCATCACAAGCGACTCAGTGAGTCGTTCAAGACGAATGACCTGACCAGCAATTGTAAATGAAGTTTCAGAAGTGCTCTGACCAACGATTGTGATTTTAGGAAAGGCAAGAGCAGAACCTTGAACGGTCAAAGTCCCACTTTTTGTTAAAGTTTGCGTGTCACTTGTTTTGAAAAACTTAGTTGGATGACAAGTAAAAGTTGCCTTAGTCATATAAAGACCAGGTTTGACTTGGTCTAATTCTGTCACACTGACTTTATAGCACCATAACTTGGTTGTCTTAACTTGCTCATTCTCTAGCCAGAATTTCTCACGAATAAATAGGCTCATGAACTGATTCATCTGTTCTTCAGTAGGCTTTACAAGATAGATTGAATAAGTCTTCTTTACAAGACCTCTGTGTTTGTTGGTTTGTACGATTGCTCCACTAATTCCACCGTGCTCAAGAAGAGCTGTCTTGCCTTCTCCTAAGGCAACCGAGGGAGAATCATGGACGATGACCTTAAATGGAAAAGACGATGTTCTTACACCGTCAATCACAAGTTCGTTATGTTTTATCATGCCATACCTCCTCTCAATTGGCTTCTACGTTGGATTTCATCAGCAATTCTCTGAGCTACTTCGTCAGCAATTCTAGTGATGTCTGCTTCTTCTCTTACAACATTTCCAGTGATTGTGATATTGATGTTTGTTGGATTATCGCCCATCGTCTGAGCAATTCCACGACCAATAGCACCAAGAGTTTTGTCGTTCAGTGGCAATACTGCTTCGTTTCCAGCTTCTCCACCAACCATGAGACTATTCCCATTTGCGCCAAAGATGGTAGGCTTTGTCATGATCCCGCCCTTGGCATACCACTCAATACTGATGCTTGGCACACCTTGGCTCAACCAATCCAATGGATTTGCTGAACCACTCACTGAAAAGTGAGGTAGTGGAATATGTGGCCAACTAACACTAAAATTAAATAGACCTTTAATCGCACTTATTGCAGAGCTTACAAGGTCTTTGGCTCCGTTTATAGCATTCCCGATTGAATTCTTGATTCCTGTCCAAACATTTGAAACAGTGTTTGAAATACCATTTAATACATTTGAAATTGTACTTGAAATTCCATTCCATACATTTGAAATTGTACTTGAAATGGCGTTTATCGTATTTGAAATGTACGATTGGATAGCTGTGAAGATTGTCTGAACAACATTTTGGATAGCATTCCAGACAGTTGAGAACACTCCCTTGATTGTTTCCCAGGCTCCTGACCAGTCACCTGTGATGATCTGCATGACTGCCTTGATGATGCCTAAAACAACATTGATTGCAGTTTCAACTACAGTCTTGATGACTTCCCAAGCGGTTGTGATGACCAGTTGGATATTCGCCCATGCACCTTCGATTAATGGACCTAAGACTGTCATGACTGCATCAATTACGGTTTGGATAGCATTCCAGACTGTTTCTGCACTAGATCGTATAAGCTCTTGGTTTTCGGTCCACCAATTGACAACCACTCCAAACATGCTCATAATGAAGTCAGAAACTTCACTTACAACTTTGTTAATGACTTCCAGAATAGCATTCCAGACTGTCATGACTGCATCTCGGAATCCCTCGTTTGTGTCCCATAGATATTTGATACCGATGATGACTGCTGCAATAGCGGCAACAATTAAAGCAGCAATACCGATAATGGGTGCAGCTGCTGCAATCATCGCTCCAATGGATGTTCCGAGTGCTACTGCTGCTGCTTGTAAGGTTAAGAATATAGGGACCAGAATACCAGCAATGGTGACTACCCCTCCAAAAATCACGATGAATTCTTTGACAGGTCCAGGTAAACCGCTGAACCATTCTGCTATGTCTTTCACTATGTTTCCTAATGCTTCAAGCACAGGTGCCAAAGTTTCAGCGATTGCTGCGCCTAGTTCAGACATGGCTAGAGTGGCTGAGTTTTGTGCTGTCTTAAATTTATCGATAGGATCCAGAGTGGCTTCAAATGTCTTAGAAACTGCTCCTACTGAATATTCAGCAGATTCAGCAAATGACTGGAAGTCAAAAGAACCACGCTTGATTGCGTCAATCATTTGAGGTGCTTTCTTAGCACCAAAAATTTCCATAGCTAGACCCATTGCTTCGGTTTCGCTAGTTGTATTCTTTATCTTATCGATTGTTTCGACAAGACCTTCTTTTAAAGTCTTGCCTTGTTTAGCGTAAGAGCCTGCTGCCTTCGTTAATCCTGATAAAGCACTTGAAGCGTCCACACCACTTGTTTCAAATTGTCCAAGTAGTGCTACACCTTCCTCGAATGAGAGGCCTAGCATTTTAATCTGTGGTGCGCCTTCGATAGCTTTCTTCATCAAGTCATCAACAGATACACCAGTCGATTGAGCTGTGTAAGTAGTAGAGTCTAAAACCTTTGCTAAATCGCTTGTTGATAGCTCGTAAGCTTCCAAAGCTTTACTTGCTGAAATGGTTGAATTGGTGATGTCTGTACCATTAATTTCAGCAAATTTAATCATTTCTACGGATACATCTTTGAGGGCATCTCCAGCTAAACCAAACTGTGTGTTGACCTCTCCGACAGCTTCCCCAGCTTTGCTGAAGTCAGTTGGGATAGTTGTTGCGATGCTTGAAGCGATATCTTGCATCCCTTTCAAGCTATCACCAGTGGCGCCAGTTTTAGTAACGATGGTGTCCATGCCTTCGTCAACTTGACGAAAGGCTTCAAGAGCACTCTTACCAAAATCAACCAGCTTTTGACTGATATCCGATAGTTTTTCAGAAAATTGATTGAGCAATTCAGCTTTTAAGAGATTGTTTGTTTCACTAAGAGACCCGCTCGCTTGTTTCCCAGCACTCCCAAGATTATTCATCTCTTGAGAGAGATTCGAGTAAGCTGTTTTAGCTTGATTCAACTGAGTTTCCATTTTATTGGCTTCAGCTGAATTTTCACCATACTCTTGCTTTGTAAGAGCTAGTTGTTTTTCTAGATTTTCAATCTGCCGAGCAACGATATCAGATTGAGCTCCAATCCTTTTCTCAGCAAGCGCCAATTTGTCAGCTTCACTTGCGTTAGCTCCTAGCTGACTTTCTTGCAATTTGAATGAACTGACTACTTTTTCATTCTCGCTAGCCAGTTGCTTCTGCTCATTTTGCAATTCTTTTAATTGGTTCTTGTTGTTCTGAGTAGCACTCCCATTCTCAGCAAGCGCCTGATTCACACTTGCAAGCTTACCCTCATATCCCTTCAGGACATTTTGAGTAACTTCGACTTCACGTTGGAAAGCACGGTATTTATCAGCACCAATATCACCATTTTTGAATTGCTGCTCCACCTGAGACTGAGCTTGTCTCAAGGTTTCTAGTTTCTCTTTGGTCGTCGAAACTTGCTTTTGCAGAACTTCTTGCTTCTGAGTCAAAAGCGTTACGTTCCCTGTATCAAACTTCAAGGCCTTGTCAATCTGTCTCAACTCCTGACTTGCATCAGTAGCAGCCTTATTGACATTTTTTAACGCCTTCTGTAATGGTTGCGTGTCGCCATCAATTTCAATTTTGATACCTTTGATATTTCCTGCCATATTTCCTCCTTTCTCAAAAAAATAGAAAAGCGCTGAGAGGATTTCTACGACTGATAATGCAGTCAGTTCAAGGAACTTGGTCTCAGAATCGCTCTCTCAGCACTCATTTTTTCTTTAAAAACTGTCAAAATCAGCTTGCGTTGCCTTCCGTTCGCCACCTTTATCCTCGCTCCGTAAATTTACATAATCCGTCTGATAATCTAGAGCCATTCCGATTGAAATGTGCTTTAGATCGTCGATAGACAGACCAGTTTCTTTACAGCAGGACAGATAGGACTCTACTGTGAAAATTTCTTCGCTAGCTGATTCTGAGTCATCTGGTGCTTTTTTGTCGTCATGCTCGCATTCAGCATTTCCATCAACACAGGACCAACTTCCTGAATCGGAAAGACTTCCATTTCCATGAAGAATTGTTCATAAGGTTTGATTTGAGGATTTGCAGATTTAGCAAAGGTCCAAAAAAGACGGTTGAAAAAGGTCATATCAAAATCTGACAACATCGAAATATCAATATTAGTCGCTGTCAATTCCTTGTCATGTTCCAGCTTGTTCAATTCATTCATGAATGATTGATTTTTCAACATTGAGAACAAATCTTGGAAATAATCTTTCCCAAATTGTTGCTTGTATGCGATAGGAGTATAGCCATTTGTGCCTAACTCATACTCCTGATCACCAACCAAAACGATCTTACGCATAGATTTTCTCCTTAAGCTGCCACCGCAGTAGGTTCATACACTTTCTTGAACCAGTTGTCATAAATTTCTTTACTATCAGCTGATGTGATAGAACGTTTAACAACTGAATCCAGAGGACGAGGACTTGCCTTAAAGCCAAGTTCACGCTCGTTGACGTTTGTACCATTTTTGGTTTTTGAGCCATTGCCTGGACGGCTCGCTGAACAGTAGTAAAGGACGTGACGTGTTTTATTCTTGTCCCCTGAAAATTCAAACATCAAGGCAAATGATGTGAATTCTGCATCAGCTTTTTCAGTCAAAACACCCGTCTGAGCATCTTTGATTTCACCCAAAATCTTAGTCGCAAACATTTCAATAATGTGAGAGATTTTGAATTTACCTTCATATCCTTCATTTGAATTCATAAAGTGATAATCGATGTCATCTGCTTTGATTGGTGTTGATTCACCCTTTGGATCCAATGTCAATTCCATTGCCCCAGGAAAGCGGAAAATTTCATCGTAAGCAATCACTCCATCTGCACCAATTGATTTAATTGGCGCAACGTGAACATTTTTTAATCCAAAGGTTACTTTATTTTCTTGAGTCATGTCATTCCTCCTTAGTATAGATAGACCGTATAAGACTTGACATAGAGTCTTTCAGCCTCAATAAATGTTTCTTCTTGAACATCGAAAAAGAGCTCGTGGGTTGTCCACAGCTCTTCCAGACGTTCTTCCAAATCTTCATCCTTCTGCTCAAAAGCTAGCTCTACTGTAACGCTCTTAATTTGATGATTAACCGTGTTGTCAGCTGCGTTGATGGCTGGACTAGATTCATAATAGACCAGGTAAGGTAGGTCAGGAGCGTTCCCGATTTTAAACGCTCGATAAGTGACAGGCAAGTTTGCCTGTTCCAAAATAACAGCAAAGTCTGATAGCTTCATTTCCCAATCTCCTTGATACGCTTCTCAAAGTTCTGAATTGTTTTTTCTTCAGCTGGCTTGATGTGGACGATACCAGCGACACGACCACCATTTCTTAAAATGTGTCCGTTCTCAAGTATGTGAGTAAGACTTGCAACTGCGTTGAAGACAACAAAAGAGCCATTGGCCAACTTCTTCTTTTTCCAACTTCTACGATACTTTCCGTACCGTTTAGGACTTGTCTCTTTCAACTCATCCACAGTCTCATCAGCCACCTGCTCTGCAATCTTATCCACTTCTTCAGTAACCTCGTCAGAGTAAGCTGCAAGCTCTTTCGCTATCAAATCAGCAAGGTCATTACTCATTTCAAGACCTCTGACAAAGTCAACTCTAAAATTTCAGAATCAATAGGATAGGTTTTCAAAATTCGATATTGCTTACCTTCAAACTTCGCAAACTCTTGATTCTCATACTCAAAATTTCGAATCTCAACGACCAAGCTCGGCTTTAAACCTGCTTGATTCGCTTGATAAAATTCAGAGCGAGTAACCCTCTTTTTGCGACATAAGAGAGCAACTTCAACATCTTTAGAGATTGGTTGTAGTAACTTGTCCTTACCTATTACTTTTTTAGAGATCAGTTTGATTTCATGATTCCACATTCTTGACCTCTTTCTTTGATGCTATCTGTAAATTATGCAGTCGCCATTGAAGGTGACGTGGCATATCCACCCCACCCTCATAGCGATAAGCAGCATAGTCAACGATAAACATTTCATGGTCAGCACGCTCACCAACAAGCTCGATACCGAGGTTATCGGTCAATTCAGTGATGACACTTGAAATGATTTTTTTTAACGGCTTGTCTCTCAAGTCGGTTGAAATACCCAACTTAAGTTTCAGCAATTCCAAAAGCTGACCTTCGTTCATGTTTACTCCTCAACTTCCTTAGCAGGCTCTTCAGCAGTTTCATCAACTGTTTCTTCCTGCTCAACTGCGGGCTCTTCTTTCACTTCTTTGGTTTCAGGAGCTGGCTTTTTAGATTCATCATCTCCCAAAACGTCAAGGAAGATGGAACCAGCAGTGTTGGCACCAGTCAAAAGGCCGTTTGTAAAGCTATCTGTTGGCTCATATCCCTCACGAGGAAAGATATCGCCAACAGCATAGTCATGATTTTCAGGATCAGTCAAGTCTTTGAAAGGACGGATTACTTTATAGCTCATACGCTACCTCCTTAAGCTACAACATCAGTGTAGGTTCCGAATACCCCAGCATCTTCATCAGTCTTCTTGATGTCAAAACGTAGGTATGATGCAAGGTTTTTACCAAATTTGTGATTGTCTTCCCAATTCACGCTCAATTCCATACGGTCAAACAATGTAAGGAAGTATTCAACATCTCCGATAAAATACTTCATTTCCCCTTCTTGACCCAAAAGAGTGTCATCAACAGGGTAGATAGTTTTTCCAGAGAATGAATAGCCTGTTGGTGAAGTGATGTCAGGTTGAAGCATGTAGCGGCCGTCCTTGTCCTTAACTTTATCCAATGCGTTGAACATAGAGTCAGTAACAACAAGAGATTTTTTATAAACAGATGAAATCTTAGTATTCAAAATATCTTTAAGTCCATCATAACCGCTAGCATTTACAACTTTTGCAGTTTTCAAAACATCCGCAACGATTGCCAATTTTGTTTGTTCGTCCTGATCTTGAATATCTTCTTGCATGATTCCAATAAGGTCATATTGTGCATCTTCAATCGCTTCACGAGAGATAGGAAGTTCCCCGCGATAAGTCTTAATTTTATAATCAACTTCAGTGATTTTTGTTTTTCCTAATTCTGGATTTTCTTCAAGTTCACCAACCTCTGTCATCTTACGATTTGATTTCTTCATGACTGGGTAAGTACCTGAGCCACTTGTTACTTTTACAATATGGATTAGATTAAGCAGCGGGTTCTGACGTTCAGGTGTTTTTTGTGGTTCCAAAACCTCTTTCGGAATAATCGCTCCTACATCTGTTGTTTTAACACCTGTGCGTTTTTGTCCACGAGAGCGGATGAATTCTAGTACTGCGTCACGTTTTTCCAATTTCTGTCCTCCACGTTTTTCTTGACTTGGGTAAGTCGGGGCTTTGCGATTCAATTCTTCAACTTGATTTTGCAAATCTTCGATTTCCTTTTCAAGTTGTTCTTTTTCTGCCAATTTTTCATCCAATTCTTTTTGAATGTCTTCCAGGTTCTTTTCAACTGATGAAACTTCTTCATCATTTCCAGCTTGATCCAATTTCTTCGCTTCAAGTTCAGAACGCTTATTCAATTCTTTGATTGATTCTTCAAGTTCTACCACTTTTTCTGCTTTGTTGCGCATGCGAGCGCCTAAAATCAATGATTTGTGCATAGGTTAAATTTCTCCTTAATTTCTTTCTTGCGCTTGTCCAGCGCTTCACGATTGGCACGCTGTTGACTTTCAAAGTCTTTCTGTCGTGCAGCAATTTCCGTTTGCGGATAGGCTGGGAAAGTACATGGACTCACTTCAAAGATTTCTAATTCTAAGATAGTGTCCAGGTACGAACCATCTGCTTGCTCTTCCGTATTGATTTTGATTGGGATGAAACCAAAGCTACATCCAATCACATCGCCACGCTGAACACGAGCATAGGCCCCAACAGCTTGCGGGTCATCCTTATTGATGATGATATCACCGTAAAGTCCGATTTTATCAACTCCTAAAATGACCGTCCCGTTACCAGTACGACCAAGCACTAAATTATCATCATGGTTAAACAATGCCCGGATGTCAGCGTTTTGAATTGCTTTTTCAACACCTTCACGCTTAATCACTTCAAAGTAACCTGGCCATAATTCAGTAACTTCATCAAACTTGATAAAGTACCCACTCAAAATCAAATCACCAGTTTCACTTTCTTCTCGTGTTTTGAACTGAGCAGTGCGATAGCTATTCCGTTTGTTCATTCTCTTCCTCACCCCCTTTCAGTTTCTTCTGGTCCCCAAGTCTGTCTTGCGGTAGATAATTTTCAAGAGCGAGGAGCTCATCCATATCAGGATCAGGTGGCATTCCAAGCCAATCCCTCCACTCATTTCGACGCATTGCCATGCTTTTAGTCATCTGTTCAGCAACTGAAGATAACTCTGTAATGTCATACGAATAAAGCGAGCGAGCATTAAGTTTGAAATACCGATTATTCGAAACGAGTAAGTCTCTCGTTAAGGTCTGAGTGATCGTCGTAGCAATGCTCATGACCGTTGTATTGACAAAGTTGTTGTATTCTTCTTTGTCAAAGCTACCAACTCCCAAAATAAAAGCTGGAACTCCCAAAAGCCCAGCAACTGTTTTCTTATCTATTTCAACAGATTCATTAATAGCGATATCTTTTAAGCTAAGCGGCTTAACCTGTTCTACATTCAACAAAGCATCAGGAATAATCCACGGCTCACCTGCCTGACTTGTTGTTAAATATTTTTTAGCAACCCTGTCTCGTCCCTCTTGCGTGCCCAATTCTCCATCCGAAGAATCAACCTTAACAATCAGGCTAGGAACGTTCTTGCCATTCATAAAGCCTTTTTTGATTTGAGTAGCAAGGTTTAAATTCCTAACAATATCCCTCAGAGCAAGTCTGTAGCCAGTCCCTACAAATGGATTGTCTGGATCTGGGTTGATTACAAAGTGCACGATTTCGCTTGGGTTGTAGTCGATACCACGATAATTCACAACATAACCAACATCGTCACTCTTGAACGATACTTCACTCATAGAGAATGGTCTCAGGTTCAAAATGTAATCATTCACAGGATCATACTCAACATGAAGAACAGAGTTCCCATCGCCGAACAATAGTAAGTCACGCACAATCTTGAAAATCCAAGTCTTGCGAGTCATATTGTCACATGGGTTCACATCAATCTTGCGAGCCAGTCCGTCTTTTATTCGGATGTCGCCTTTGTCGGTATTCTCCATCAAATGAATAGTCATATTTGATACCATGTCAGCAATTTTATTGACCGCAGCAATCACATCTGGATTACGAGCCAAAGGCACATAGCTGTCACCGTCAATATAAAGCCCAAAATCTGAATGAGTGATAACATTCGTTCCACTTCGACTCTTACCACGTTTCAAAAACCTATCTAAAAGCCCCATCTTTCCTCACCTCCTTTCTCTAATCAAAGAAGCTCATGACATTCTGATTCTTGCCAAGGTTAGCAAGAGCCTGAATACAAGCAAAGACGCTAGCATCAAACAAGTCAATCCTTGCAGTACCACCGTCACCATCTAATTTTTCATATTGCACAGCGTCATCCACCTTTTCAATTGCTCTAACGTTGCTCACACAGTATTCGTAAGCGTCAGAATGAAGATAGTAAAATTCTTTATTCTTAACTTTGAATTCAATCCTTCTGAACCCCTCTGATTTCAGATAAAAAAGCTGAGGTTGGTCAATCATCTTGAAGCGAGCTTGTTTCATCTTCGTCAGGAACTCACGGCCAAACTTCCTATCCATTCCGACAGCAGCAATCTTGAACCCTTTCTCCCTCATCTTGATGAACCATTTAACAATATCATCATAGAGTACGGTCGGAGTATTGCTCATTGTTAACCACCCATCAGACTGCCAGCCAAAAAGTGGAATCCCGTCATCATTGGCTTTCTTTTGAGCGTTTACACGAGGAAAGAAAGCGTGTGTGATGCAAATATCAACATCTTTCTCACCATCATGGTAAACCCCATAAAGAGCAGCAGCGGTCAAGTCATGCAACCTTGACAAGTCAGCTCCACCATACCACTGGATAGGCAGACGTGCCAGGTCTTCTAAGGTCCAATCGTATTGACTGTCTGAAGCAATGAATTCATCAGGATTGAAATAAGCGTTCATTGAGTTAGTGAAGATATTCAAAGTTTTATTGAAAAACTCATTTCTGGTCTGTGGATCATTCATAGCCTGCTCAGCTTCAGCTCTCAAAGCAGGCATGGACACCGTGACACCCCAAGACGGATTTGCCATCTTCAAAACATTATCATCAAGATAGTCACCAACATCGCCATCTGTTGTCTGATTGGCTTTACAAATAAAGATAAATAAAGCCTCATCCTGTACCAACTGCTTGAGCACTTTCTGACAGTATTTCAAGCGGTTAGCAAGAAATCCAGTAGGAATATCACCGGCCGTAGAGATAACAAAAAGCATACTGTTTCGGTATGCTGACATTGTTTTCTTCATAAGACCATACTTCTTACTATTCCTCATCGTGTGAGCTTCATCGATGACCGTGACATTACCATTGAGAGAGTCCAAACGGCTCTCATCGTTTGCCAAGGCCTGAATATAGAATGACCCATCATCTCCAAAATTAGCTGTGATAGAGTGTTCTTGGTTATTGTCCTTGATACGGATAGATTTATCATTCCATCGCTCCACGTTGAACTTAATGAAATTAAAGGCTTCCAACGCTTGCTTGACAGAGTTGGCCACGATATAGCATTTTGAACCACTATCGGCATCCAAAATCTGATAAAGCAAAGCAATAGCAGCAGTAAAACTGGTCTTGCCGTTTTTCCGTGCCAGCATTATCAAGGCTTCCTTGAACCTACGCTCGTTCGTACCAGCGTGATAGAATCCAAAGAGATTGACAACTATGAAATGTTGCCACGGTTGCAAAATCAAAGGCTTGTTACGGATCGACATGGCAAACATGTCATCTCCTTGCTGATGAACAATTGAGTTCTCAATGAAGTGAACAGCGAAATCCACTATATCCTCATCAAGCTCATATGCTGGATTTTCTAAATCCCTCAAAAAGCGTTCAGCAGCCAAAATCCGTTCTTCGTTATGTTCTTCTTGATAGCTCAGGACATAATCAACATAGGCTTTAGCTTTTCCAAGATTGGTTGTAGCGTGGCGAAAATCGGCAAAACGTTTTTCAAAGTCTTTATCCATCTTTCACCCGCTTCTTTTTCAGTTCATTCTTAAACTTCAGGACTTCGGTAAGAACTGAATCACCTTCCTGTTCTACTACCTCACCGAGTGATTTCGGGTTCATCATCAACTGATTAGAGTAGCTGAGAATGTCTTTCCTCAAAATTTCCATCGCTGTCAAGATTGGAACTTTACGCTCGTTCTCAGCACCAGCTTTATTGACGTAGGTGTCTGTTACTGGATAACCCATGTCAGCATAATCTTGAGCAAGTTTCTGATACTGATATAGCATGCCTGCAAAAATGTCAATGATCATTTCAAACTCTTTACGATAAGTGCCCAAGTCTTTCATCTGCTTGACCACTTTTGACTTAATCGACTTCGCTGTAATAGGTTTAGCCAAAAAACTACCTCCTTCTGTCAAAATTGCTTAGTTTTTATCCCCTTTTTGTTTGAAGACCCCCGACTTGGAAAAAGTTCCCTTCACCGGTACCCTACTGGCCAAAAAAATATTTTTTTAGGTGGGGGGATAAAAATAAAAAATCGAAAATTTTAAAAATTCGATTTTTGCAAAATTTCATTTTTTTGATTTTTAAAAAAATCCTCAAAATCCTTTTTTCGTTTCTTCTGCCAATATAATCCCTGATTAATTACTTTGTCATTGACTCTATCATGAAACGTATTATGTTTTTTATTTGTCAATGGCAAACAATTCCATTCAACAAATTCAAGTTCAGGATATTCTGACACAGGGAAAATATGATGGACCATTTCTGCTTGAGTAGAAATTCCATAGCGTAAACTTTCTTGACAAAGATAGTCATGTCTGCGCATTATCCTATCCCGAAACTTCTCCCACTTTTTAGACTTCAAGGTTGGTCTGATAGTTTTGTTATACATCTCAAACCTCCTTTCTCAATACTAAAAGGGACAGGTCAGCGACCTATCCCCTCTCATACAAGAAATCTATGCTACCATAATAAACCTTTTTTTGTGAGACTTCAAGATGTCTTTTGTCTCATTTTTTTTTAAACATTAATGATCATCTGGGAAGTTAAAACGTTTCGAGATGAATTCTATAGTTTGTGGATCTGTATCTATGTTTACTTCTGATTCTGGAATTATAGAAACTTTTGTTTCAGAATCTTCCAGTATTTCTTTTTCCCAATCTACAAGAATGTATGTACAATCTGGTCCGAACTCTTTTGGAATGACATTGTACCCAACTATCTTGAAATTCACTCCTGGATTATTTTTAATGTCTTTGTTCAGTTTGTTAATTGCTCCAGATTCAAACAATATATCACGATATTCTTTAATCATGTCATACTCCTTTTTCTATGTTGTTTTACCTCTCACTTTCACATATCTTATATTTTGTTAAACTCACTCTAAATCTCAAAGCTTTACTAATCATAGGTTTTAAAGCGTTTCATTTTTTCAGTTTATGATTAACTCATTATGTGAAAGTAATATCTAAAAAAATTAAATGACAAAGTTCCGTAGCGCATCATCAAGCTCTGCTTGCTCAATCCCTATGTATCTAAGAGTTATTGCTGGTGATGAGTGATTGAACATTTTCTGTAACGTCCCTACATCTTTTGTCTTGTTGTAATATTTATAGCCGAATGTCTTGCGCATTGTATGTGTGCCAACATTATCAATGCCAAGTTCTTCAGCTGCTTCATGTATGATTTGATAGGCTCGCTCACGAGTGATCGCTTTATTCTGACCTTGCCTACTCTTGAATAAGAAATGATGAAATGGTTTACCCTCAACATATCTCCTCATTTCTTTCTTAAGTTCTTTTGTCATCCGTCTTGTTATCTGCTTGCCAGTCTTCCGTTCTCTCAGTTTGATGTGCCAGCCTTGAACATCTTTAACTTTCAAGGTAAGTATATCTCCGACTCGCAAACCAGTATTCAGGCCTGTAATGAATAGCATATAATACATCTCATTCCACTCTTTGAGATAATCTTTCATTGCCTGAATATCATCATTATCTTTTATCGGTGATACAAATTCCATGTTCTACCTCCTTTCCCAAAACAAAAAGCCAGCATTTGCTGACTCTTGATGATGCTTCTGTTGGACAACTTTTTGACTAGAATTAAGGATGGCTCCTCAAGTGTGATATGTGTTTTTGTTTCAGAAGTTCATGCTATCATGATAAACCTTTTTTTGTGAGACTTCAAGATGTCTTTTGTCTCAATCTTATTTACAACTCACCTTTCAGTATGGCGTACTGTTCTAAGATAATCCTCCTCCTTCTATAAATTGTGGCTTTGCTCATGAATTTCTGTTCTGCTATTTCTTCCCATCTCAGTTGAGGATATCTCCAGCGCAGATTAAAGATTTCCTTATCTTCATCAACTAGATTGATCAGGAGTTTGTTAATAATAGCTTTGAACCCTTCGAGAAATTTCAAAGTTGGATCATCTGCGATTCTGATTGCGATAGTTTCGGTAGGTTTGCTTATTCCTACGATAGGACCACTCTGAGCATCTGGGTTTCGAGTTTCTAATTCTAGCCTTCTCAAATCTATTGTACGTTGAATGTTTTGGAATTTGAAAAGTTCTCTGTCTAATGTTTTGAGGTCTTCGTCGCTCAATTTCTTCAAATTTTACCTCCGAATTTTCTAAATAATTAAATAAGCTATCGAACATTTTAGAAAAAGCCTTACTGATGTCAGAAACTATCTGCTTAATTATTCTAGATAAAACTTCAATTTCTTCCTGACTTAACTGTATAAGATTATTTTCTAATTCTAGTTGTTTCTTCTGAGCAAGTTGCTTAGCTTTCTTCTTCTTAATCCGTCTATTCATCTTGATCTCTATTTCCTGGTACTAGCTTTCATGAATGTAGCCTGCCATTGCTTCCTGAATGATGATGTAAGTTAGTTTCTTGTACTTTGTCATTACAATCTTACCTCATCTCCTATTTTGAGAGATTCATAGTTTGTTTGAGCAACTACGAATACTCCGAAATTTTGTATTGTGATCGTGTAGAGTTCGCCTATTTTTTCTTTATGGACGACTCTGCCTTTGATTTCTGCGCCTTTATTGTCAGCTTTATAGACGACAATCGGGCGCTTTTCTTCTAGGTTCTTAATGTGGATACATTGCCAGATGTTCAATCCAGCAGATAAAAGAATCCATACTACTATGAATCGTTTCATTCCGTTACCTCCTCAAAATAACTATGAAATTTACTTAAATTGATAATAGCAACCTCTTCAACAGAATGCTTTTCAATATCAAAATCTGGATCGTTTTTCCCAAACTCTTTCTTTATAGCTTTTCCCGCTAGAGAAGGTAAGTCGAATATACTTGCTCCATTTCTTAATGCAAGCGGTTGACCGTGTTTGTTTACTATTCGATAACCTACATCGAACGGTCTGATTTCCGCAGGGATTTTTATGCGTTTGCTTTCAGTTTTTGTAGCTTGTTCAAGTGTTTGTACCATCACTCAACCTCCTCACTCTTTATTATTTTTATTATTTTTAAAGAACTTATAAAAAATTACTGACCAATATGAAGCCCACATAAGGTATGATAATGATTGAAGGAATTGTTCTACTGTCATTCCGTTGCCTCCTCAACTTCAAACAATGGACTGTTAAACACTTCGGCAAAGCCTGCATCTTCTAGTTCTTTGCGGGTGTGGTTTGTGCTATAAAGTGTGGTTTCTTTTTTATTTGAAAAATGCCATTTGTTTGAAAAATTCTCACGGTTCAAAGTTTCGTAGTCTTTGCGAATATTTTTCATCCTCACTATATACCGATTTGGTTTCTCTACTGTGTAGCCGTCAAACCAAGCTAGCGCAAATGTTCTTTGGTTATCCTCATTTTCTAACCACTTATTTACCCCTGGACCTCCATACATCATACCACCTGATAAAGAGTAGACAGT